TACTTTAACAAACTGCTCGTACCAGTCTTGATTTGAAATATCGTTCCATACAATAGTCTGTCCTGATAAATTAGTTCCGTTAGAATCAAATAAATCTTCAGTTGTACTAATTGTTTCAAACTTTAATAATCCGTTAGATGCTTGATTACGTTTAGGATTATAGGAAAGCAATCTTGCTAAACGTAATACGCTTTCACGGCGTTCTGCTAATTCTAAAAAGTTTTCACGGGCATTTAAATCAATTCGAAAACTAATATTTTGACCTAAGAAAGCAATAAGATCAATTAATGCCAAGTATTCACTCGACTCTACATAGTCATTGAAATCTTCTGGATAATTTTCTCGTAAATACGAAATCATAGTTCTGCGGAGATTATCAAAGTCGTAGCTTTGAAAATCCGCATTGCGGAATGACTGGTAAACACGCTTCCAATCTTCTGCTAATAATAGTCTGTTTTGTCTGTCGGTTGTTGACATACTTGCTTTCCTTTATGTGTAACAGTATTTATTAAGATTAGATAAGTGCGTATATAATTCTTTAAGTTAAAATTGAGTTATCTTCGTCAAATCTCATACGCATACTTTCTGAGATATTATACGGCAAATACAGCAATGTACACTCTATCATAATGCCGCTTTCGTATGTATCTACAGTAACTTGTTCTACTTGAACACGTGGATCATAATTAATAATTTCTGTAACGTTATTTGCTATTGCTTCTCTTAAAAGTTCGGTCATTGGTTCAAAAATAACGTCCCAAATAATAGTTCCAAATTCAGGATTCTCAAGTTTTTCGCCTACACGAATATGAAAGTGATTAATAATATCTTGCTTTATAAGAGCAATATCATAAAGATTAAAACTAGTATTTTCTGGATTTGTTGTTGAAATGCCTCTGTAAGCACGACTTTCGACTGGGGCGGAAGGACGTTTATTTCCTTTTACTGTTACTTCTTTGTATAATTTTTTTTCTTGTGTGCTCATAACGTATTTACCCTCTATTGCGGACCTGCCGCAGGATCTACACGATTACCTGCTTCAATGTTTGTTCCTGCTGGTTCTGTTGTAATACTTGCTACAGGAGTTAAGTCGCCAGTTATAATTTTGCTTGCAAACCCTCTTCCTAAACCAATACGATTAGCAGTTTCTTTGCCGCCTTGATCGGCATATCCAACTGCTCTGCGGAACTGCTGTCCTAAAGCACCAAAGTCGTAACTAGTCCAAGTTACACTTTTGGATTGAATATATGCACAAGCAATTCTTACAGCAATTTCTGGATCATTAACTAAGTCAGGATTTTGTACAATTTCAGGATGTCCTGCTTTTGGACCGTAGGTTTCGTAGTTACCTTTAAACGTTAACTGTATTAGTCCTCTACCACGGTACTTGTAGCCTTCGTTTTGTGCGTTGCCGTATCGATTTCCGTAAATAGTGTTACCAATAGCAGCAGGACCTGCTGCTGCAAGTTCTTGTGCAAACGCATCTGTTTTAACTCGCGTTGGGAATACTCTACGTAATGTACTTGCTCTATAATTTAAGTTTTCACTTCTTGGTTTGAATCCACATTCTGCTTGTATCTGTGCCATTGCCATACCAAGTGCTTCTGCGTTACCTGGAGTTTCTCCTTCAGCAAGTCTATTAGGATCTGCTGATTTAAGTGCATTTGCTGGATCTAATCCAATTTTCTTAATTAATTCATTTAAGAAGAATTGTTGTAATAATGTAACTTCAACTGGTTTAGCTGGCTGATCTCCTGTAGGTCCTACTTGACCAGGAACAACTGTCTGCGGACCGTTTGTATTTGCCGCTGTAACTGTTGCGCCGCTTGCAGCGCCAGCACTTGTAGTTAAGTCACTATCGCTACTTAGTAACGGTGTAGATTCTCTTAATGCTGGACTCGGAGAACCGCTTGCTTGTGTAAATCCTGGAGTAAATGTTCCAGGGTCTAAATGCTCGTGGCCTAGCCACGGCTCGTGTACTGGAACACGCACAGGCCACAGAGCAGGGGCTGCAACTTGTGCTTGAGCTGCACTTCCTGCCGTTGCTGCTTCAGTCGCTGCTGGACCATTCATATGAATTTCAGTGGCTGTTTCGTTATGATTGCCGCCACTCAAAATATCTGTATTTCCGCCTGCTGTGAAATAATTATATCCTCCAGTGTTTAAGTCTAAATTTGCCTGTGTATCTTTTCTGTTACCTTTAGTATTAATGTCTAGTGTTGCGTTATTTGTAATAGTATGAGCACCAGTTACAATTAAATCTCCAGTAGCGCCAACAAATATTTTCTGTGATGCACCAACATAATGATTTTCATCAGCGCCAATCTCCATATTGTGTTTGCCGCCAACTTTATAGTCACTGTTATTACCAACAGTAAGTTTATAATCTCTACCTGCATTATAGTTAATATCACGTGCCGCAGTCATATTAATATCTCGATCAGCACTTATATTAAGATCATTTTGAGTCCTAATACTAATACTATCTTGTGCATAGATATCAATTTTGCCGTTGGCAGTCATTTCTATCCAAGAACTGCCTGTTGCATTGCCAATATAAATTAAGTCTTCTGAATTATGTAGAAGAATTTGATGGCCTGTGCGTGTTCTAATCCTAAAAGATTCACCTTTAGGTAGTGTCTTAATGCCGGTGGTTGCTTGAGCGTCAGCAACTACATCAGTATATAACATTGCGTCTTGTCCGGCGAAACTATTTCTTAAAAAACGTTCATCGCCGTCATCCATAACAATACTAGAACCACCTAGTATACTTGTAAATGTTTGTGTACTATACTCTTTTGGACCAACTGAACTTTTAGGAGCTCCGTTTCTTTTGTCTCGAGGTCCTGGAGTACTAATACCAAATACACTACTAGGTAAGTTTCGTCTGCTAGTACTATTAGCAGGACCTCTAATATCGTCATCTACTAGACCTTGTCTTCCAAGTATAGTATAAAAATCATTATTAACAGGTTTAATATATTTTGAAGGATCGTTTCCGACGCCAGACGAAAGTCTTTTATTATACTCCCCTGTAGGAAGTTTTTTAGAACTGTCAGTATTATTAAATTCAGTGCCGGCCCACGGATCTGGTGTCATATGATTTTGATACACGTCTGGAACACATCCTATCCAATAGCCCCTTGCTATGTTACCTTCTGCAAACATAACAAGTACCTTTGTTCCTACACTAGGAGGTATCGCCCAAAATCCGTAACTTTTCTGTGTTCCTTGAAAGTCATCTTGACTAGTGGTTCCGTCAATTGGAGTAACTCCGGCAAACGGACTCATATATTGTACTGTAACAATTTGTCCTGATCGTTCGGGCTGATTACCCGAAGTGCTATTTTTTAATAGTTCAACTTGTATTGCACCCATTCTTTTTGGATCAAGCAAGGATACAACCAACGCTTCATATGGCCCTGGATTGATTACTAGCGTTTTTCTCGCTGAACGTCCATCAATTGCCATTACTGCGGATTCCCTGTATTATTTGTAATTTGTTCCTTGCCTGCATCGGTGTTTTCTGTCGACTTTACTGCACCCGGATCACTAGATAGTCCAGTAATTGGTGAGTCGTCTTGTTTTGGTCTTCTGTTCATACTTAACACCTGTGTAAATTTTCCGCCACTAAAACTGTTTTCAACAGTGTTTACTTTGTATAATCCACTAAATGCCTTTACTGGAATAGTATCCTGTGGGAATATCATTGATCCTGTTTCGCCGTTATAATCAATAGGTGTACGGAAATTAACATTCACTTCAACTTCACTTCTTTGATAATCCATTGACCCGTCAGCAGTGTATGCTTTCGCTGCAACTGGTGAGCTATAATTTCCAACTCCACTATCTGCTAGGTAGTAAGGATCTCCAAGAACAGTAAGATCCATAACAATCATATCAACATTATTATTTACTATTGCTTCGTTAAACATTCTAGCAACCTGAACTGCTGGAGAATCCATTGTCGATCCTCCTCCTTTACCTGTGCCGTTAGCATCTCCTACGTCAGACACATTAGGATTAGAAAATCCACTGCCTTCAGAATTTCCTTCAGATGCATTATAAGATTCTTCAGTCGACCCATTTGATCCGTTTTTTGCTAAAAGTCTAGAATCACCACTACCGTTTATATTTGTGTTTAATGCTTTATAAAATGCATTATTAAAATTAATTTCAAAGTCGAGTATATCGTCGTTTTTTCCTGTATAGATATAATCATATGTTTTAGCTGCCTGCTGTTTACGTTTTTCAATACCAACTGATGGTTGTGAAGCATTATTAAAGACTGACGAATGAACTTTATAAGGAACAACAGCATATACA